TTATCGTTATAACAAAGGTGAATAACTATGGCTCAAATCGCCATTCATCATAATCCGTTTCAGTTACATGAAAATGTTGAGCTGTTTACACCACGTGATCATCATACGATCCGAAGCTGGTTGAATAATCAGGGCATTACCGAGTTTACAAAGCCAACATTGTGCCTTGTCAATGGTGATCCTGTTTTGCGTAAGGATTGGTCATTCATCCATATCAATAACGATATGGTGGTGAGTTTTGTATCCCTTCCTCAAGGGGGCGGCGGTGGCAAAATACTGCGGACTGTTTTATCCATTGCCATTATGGTTGCTGCTCCCTATGCAGGCGCGGCATTGGCAGGAACACTCGGTGTGACCAGTGCCATTGGAGTATCCTTAATTACAGCCGCCGTTGGTTTTGCAGGGTCAGCACTGCTTAATGCGCTAATCCCACCACCAAGCCCATCATCGCCGATTAGTAATTTCAATACGGCCAGCCCAAGCCCGACATATTCATTGCAGGCACAAGGTAATCAAGCACGCCTTGGTGAGCCGATCCCCTGTGTTTATGGCCGTCATATTGTGTATCCAGATTTTGGATCAACGCCATATTCTGAATTTGAAAATAATGATCAGTTTCTCTTCCAACTCCATGTGATTGGTCAAGGTGAATATGATGTTGAAACCATCCGCATCGAAGATACGCCCATCACATCATTCTCAGAGATTACGCATGAAATCATACCACCCAATGGAACGGTTACGCTATTTGACACCGATGTCGTCACCGCCCCCGAGGTCGCCGGACAAGAATTAATCAGCACGGACGATGGTGGATCATGGATCGGCCCGTTTGTTGCCAACCCTGCCGAAACACAAACTGAATTATTAGCCTTTGATATCGCTTTATCTCGTGGTCTTTATTACGCCAATGATAGCGGGAGCCTGAGTAATCGAACTGTCACTTGGGATGTGCAGGCACGCCTGATTGATGATGACGGTGTAGCCACCGGGTCTTGGATCACACTTGGATCAGAAACCATCACCGATAATAGTAATACGCCCATCCGTAAAACTTATAAATATCCAGTGAGCGCTGGCCGTTACGAAGTACAAGCCATTCGCACCAATGCCAAAGATTATTCATCACGATCAGGCAATGATCTCAATTGGAATGCTGTTAAAGCGCATCTTGTATCTGATGATAATTTTGATGATGTGACATTACTGGCATTAAAGATGCGTGCCACCGATAATCTCTCGCAACGATCCTCACGGATGGTCAATTGTATCGTCACACGCAAATTGCCTGTTTGGGATGAGGTGAATGGCTGGTCTGCGCCACAAGCCACGCGCTCAATCGCATGGGCATGTGCCGATATTTTAAAAGCTGATTATGGTGCAAAATTGGACGATAGCAGGATTGATCTTCAAGCCCTCAAAACCTTGGATAATATTTGGATTGGACGTGGTGATACATTTAATGGCATCTTTGATCGCAAACTCACTGTATGGGAAGCCTTATCACAAGTGGCACGCTGTGGCCGTGCCGTTGCATTTTTACAAGGTGGCACTCTTCGGTTTGTCAGGGATGAATCTAAAACACTGCCTGTAGCATTATTTTCACCGCGTAATATTATCAAGGATAGTTTCAAAATCGACTATGTGATGCCAGGCGAAGATACCGCCGATAGCGTCACGGTTGAATTCTTCAATGAAAAAACATGGAAGCCCGATGAGATCACGGCCAGCCTTGCAGATAGTAACGCCGAGCAACCAGCCACCGTATCTTTATTTGGATGTAGCAACAAAGATCATGCTTTGCGCGAGGGATTATATATGGCAGCCGCCAATCGCTATCGCAGGCGGTTGGTGAATTTCAAAACAGAACTTGAAGGTTTGATTCCAACATATGGAGATTTGATTGCAGTATCCCATGATATGCCGCGCTGGGGGCAAGCAGGCGATGTCACTGCTTACAGTGATCCCTATCTTGATTTATCGGAAGCTGTCGAATTTAGCGATGGCGAAAGCCATTACATCGTTCTGCGTAAGCAAGATGGAACAATCAGTGGACCATGGTTGGTCGCTGCTGGTCGTAATAATCGGCAAGTGAAACTGGAAGAAGAGATCGACTTTACACCCTATACAGGCAACGCAGAAGAGCGCACGCATTTCTCATTCGGCATTGGAGAGCAATGGGGTGTGTTATCTCGAGTCACAGGCGTAAGACCGCGTGGCAATGAAGTCGAAATATCCTCCGTTGTTGAAAACGCACTCGTTCACAGCGCCGATCAAATTTAACCATCAACTACAAACGAAAACAAAGGAAAAAACCATGACACTGACATATGTGGCTATGGTGCTGGGCATTCTTGTCAACAGCATCGGGCTTATTATCACACTCGTAAAAGTGACCTCGAAAATCACAACACAAAATGCTGTCCAAACCGAGCGCATTAAAACATTAGAGCATCAAGTTAATAACGACATTACGGGTCGCAAGGTCGTGAGCGAAATGCGACAGGACTTGGCAGTGATTAAATCACAAATCAAAGACATCAAACGAACCCTTCAACACTTCAATAAAGGAGAATAAAATCATGCTTACATTATTAGGATCATTACTTGGATTCATATCATCAGCCTTCCCAGACATCTTAAATATCTGGAAAGAGAGAGCCGACCGCAATCATGAGCTGGCCATCATGGATCGACAGATGGACTTACAAAAACTCAATCACTCGCAGAGGTTGGAGGAAATCAACGTGCAGGCCGATATCAGCGAGAGTAAAGCGCTGTATTCTCATGCAAGTCAACCTAGCGGAAATCCATTTATTGAGGCACTACGAGCCTCCGTGCGTCCCGTGTTGACCTATGCGTTTTTTACCCTCTTTGCCAATGTGAAAATTGCTGCGTTGTTTCAGTTGTTGGATCAAGGTTTTACTGTCACTGACAGCATAATCATTATTTGGGATGGCGAAACACAGGCGCTATTTGCTGCTGTCATGTCGTTTTGGTTCGGGCAACGTGCTTTATCCAAATTACGGGAGGGCTAGATCATGCGTTATATTACACAAAATAGTATCGATATAATCAAACGGTTCGAGGGTTTTTCTTCAACCGTTTACATCTGCCCTGCAGGATACCCAACAATCGGCTATGGCCATGTTGTTTTAGATCATGAAGATTTCAGCAAAGGCGTATCGAAACGCCAAGCCGAAATTCTCCTGAGAAAGGATGCTCAAATTGCAGAGCGTGCAGTATTACGGCTTATCACTGTTCCACTCACTGATGGTCAGTTTGATGCGCTGGTATCTTTTACCTATAATTTAGGTGGTGGAGCGCTTCAACGCTCTACACTTCGCCGTGTTATTAATCGTGGCGATCATTATGACGTCCCACGACAGCTTATGCGCTGGGTTTGGGCTGATGGTAAAAAGCTCAAGGGCTTAATACGGAGGAGAGAGGCAGAGGCTGATTTATATCAAATATAAATTAATACCTTTCCAATTAGTTTTTTTGTGTTAGATTTTAATATATGCGTATAGCACTTTTGATAGCATTGTTATTTACATTTACCTCAGGAAGCTTTGCCGATTTGGCTCATGCTTCTGCGGCGGATCACAACTGTGCCCATCACCAAATGGATCATAATGATGGCGTAGATAACGCTAGCAATGAACCTTGCCATTTAGAGCAAGATCAAAGCCAAAATGAAAATGCGTGTGATGATTGTTGCTGTGTGCATTCACATTCGATGGCAACTTCTATAACACCGTCTAAAACGGTTATGGATGTTAGTAAGCAAGATGTTATTGCATCCGCAGATCATCATTACTCTGCCGAAATTTCAGGTTTAAAACGCCCACCCCGTTTTTAATGTTCGCAGGCTAAGTGCGCCTGCATTTTGAGCCAGCTCTGTTTTAGGGCTATGTTTTTCTATGAACATTATTAAACGGAAATTAAAATGAAATACTTATATATATTACTTCTAGGCGCGATCTTTGCGCCTATCCAAGCGGTGAAAGCTGAAACACTTTCACTGGGAACAATGATTGAACAGGCTCTTCAAAATAGCCCAGAAACAGCGCGTATCTTAAATAGTTATGCTGACACTGATGCCGAGGCGTTTGAAATTGAAACGCTGGGTAATCCGACTGCAACAATTGATATTACCGCGATTGAAGATGATGCTTCGCGTTCTGTAGGTGTTGAAATTGAGCAGCCAATGCGGCTTTCCAACTTTGGCTCACGCGCATCATACGCCGATGCGTTGCGCTTTACGGCTAACGTTGAGCAAAAAGCCCAAATGCTAGAACTTATTCACTCTATTACGCGTGGTTATGCATCTTATTGGGCATTACAAGAGCAAGAAAAACTTTTGTCTGAAAATGTTAGTTATGCGCGTAAGAAGCAAAAGCTAATTGATCGTGCAGCAAAAGACGGTCGTGTTGATGCCGCAGATGCTAAAATCTTCAAGGCCGAAGCAATGCGCTTGGAAGAACAACTTCGTGTTGTTCGCGCTAAAAAGGTTAACGGTTCGGCAAATTTGCTTCGTATGGCGGGGGTGGATCAAGTAAGATTTGATGCAAAGCGTCCTCAAAGCCCTGAAATTCCTGACCTAACGGCCTTAACATCTATCGCGGGTAATGAAGGCTCAATCCGTAGTCTTTTAGAAAGCCGTAAGATGCTCGCAGAAAAACGTTATAATGTTGCGCGGCAAGATGCAGGTTTTCCAGAGTTTGCGCCTCGTGCAATTATAGAGCGCGATCTTGACGAAGACAGCACAGCAATTTTATTCGGTGTGAATATAGCCATTCCAATATGGGATCGCAATAATGCCGAGCTATCCCGAGCCAATGCAGAACGTCGTTTGGCACAAAGCAACCTCAATGCATTGAATGAGCAAAATTTTGCGAATGTGTTGGCGGCGTCTTATGATCAAGCCAAGGCTACGCAAATTTCTGCCTCTACCTATCGTAATA